GGTTCAAGAGAAACCAATCACTTTATCCATGGGGTAAAGAAAAAACCATTCCGAGTATAAACACTCTGATACAATCAACCCTAAATTATGCAATTCCAACTGTGGGGTCTTCAGAAGAAGACCCAGGCGTAGCACAAGAATCAAATCCGTCATACGTTTTTTATCAATCACTACCACATGGACAATGGCACTATGTTCCTATTGGTGGAGAAATATCTGATGAAAGTAGGGACACCAAAAGTCTTTATAATAAGAATTATGTAAACGGACAAGAAAACGCAGGATATCACACATACCAGTTTACGATGGATGAGACTGTAGGAAAGAGAATGGAATTATTTAAGCTGACAAAAGATACTGATTTATTGGAACTAGAAGAGGCAGGTGTATTTGGTTCTCGTTATAGGATGATCGAACCAAACTATAGAGGAATTTACAACGGTATCGATGTAGAAACTACCGAGGAAGATAATGAAGGTCAAGTTCATGATAAAAATGTCACTGGACTACCAACAAATATTTACTACCACGATGCAATGAGTATTGCAACACACCTACAACAGGATGATGTTGTTTACGAATATGCTGACTTTTTTACAGAAGAAGATTCAGATGACGATTCATCGAATCCGTTACTTGGTAAAAAAATAGAGGGTGGAAGAGAAAATCCAGCATTTGGTCGTTTGGTTGATACAGTGTATGGCTACTTTGATACATCATACTTATACAAACCATTCCCCACCATGAACGATGATTATTCTAGTGGTAGAGGAAATAAGTACATGTGGCAAACAATGTTTGATATGTGTGAATTCCCCCTGAGAACGAATATCAAAAATGGTGAAGTTGGTATTAAAGATATCGTAAATATTAGAAATTCTAACAAACAATGTAAACTATCATATAGTGTCTTATCGGACCTAAAGGAACAGTGGAACCGATATAGACACTCAATTTGCTGTGACTCTAGCAGTGGAGGGGAATTCTTGGCTTTGCTTGTTGGTGTTACATGGGGTGGTGAACCGCAAGGAGTAACACTTGATGGTAGTCCTTGGGTCAATAGAAATATTACTCCGTATGCATTGGGTTCAACTCAACAAGCTGATACTTCTGGAATGGGTAATACCGTTGGAAACATGTATCGATATTCTTTCATTGAAGTAGAAGCATGGCCCAAAGCATTGATTGATACAAATGTGAAAGCCGATGCATTCATTGAAGGTGCTCCTCCAGATCAAAAATATTATGATTACCTAGTAAACGCCGATCTAAATCCTTCTAATGGATTTCAGCAAGTGTATATTCCGGGTAATGCTGGTAATGATTATCAGACTAAAAATACAGATACTGATAGTGATAATTTTGATCAACCAATAGCAAATGGTATAACATTCCAGTTTGGTCTAACACATCAAAATGAAAATGAACAAAAACTTAGAATAAACCAAGCACAAGAAATGTTTGTGATACCTGTCAGTGGTGGTAAGCGAGGGCTATTCAGTGCTTATAATACAATAGAACTGACTAATAATAAAGCTTTCACTGGTGCTGGAATTAATACCAAAGGATTTAATTATCCCAGTGGATTTAATCTCATGGGAATCGGTGGTATGACTACTGGTACAAATGCTGGAGAAGGAACAACGCCAATACCAGCACAATACATGGGGACTCTTGTCAGGATGACACCAGTCAACAGTTCTGATTTAAGTGAAATTAAGACTAACGCTGATCTTGCAGCACTAGGTGAAGGTGGATATTGTGAGGATGATGATGGTAATAGAACCGATGCAACCACTGAAGAAGAATGTCGAGGTACTTGGACTAAATATGGTGGTGAAGACGCATACACCGGACCAGAGGGATACGAGCCGGGTATTTGTTGTCCTTCAACTTACTTACTCAATACCATAATGGGAACAGAAAATCTACCGACAACATTCGCCGGTCCACCGTCTAAACTGCAATGCAATGATTTAGTAATTCAAAGAGATGACATAGGTGATCGACCAGATATTACTACTAATGCAAGTCCGGAAAAAGTAAATACAACTACAACAAAGGGCGATGAAACAGTATTCATGTTCGCAGCAGAAAATGATCACGACGGAAGGTGTACAATATGAGTAAACAATATCCAAAAATACGATCTCAAGTCAATCGACAAATAGCCAATGCAAAGCAGAGAAGTATTGTCGAAAATAGACCCTACTATGACTGCGTGAATATAAACGGTCCAGTTGATAATTCTGGATGTCTTGACACCAATTCTCTATGTCGATGTCCATGTACCGGTGGTTTTGATGGTGTCATAACAGACGAAAAGGGAAATGTAACAAACGGACCACTCATGGCATCAGCAGTTCCACTTTTCCGTGAACCTAGAGATGAGGAAATGGAATGGGCAAAATCACAGGTAGGTGGCTGCTTTGGTGAGTATGATAAAGATGGTTTTTACGTTCTAGATCCAGAGTCTGTGGAAAGTAGTTGCGGAGTTACTTGTCATGGTAAAGACTATTACAGCACATTCAGAGCACTAAGAACCTACTCGACATTCTGGGACACACCCAAGGAAGTTCCATTATATCGGAACGCTCTGGTAAACCTATATACTGCACAGCAGGCTGTTTGTATTGTGCCCGGAAACTTAAATCTTCGTGTTGGTGAGTTTATCAACATCCCAAGTGACGGGAGTGCATTATCAGAAGATTATTCTGGGTGTTGGATGATATCAAGCATCAGACACGCCATTGCTTCGCTTCAGAACTATAAGATGATTTTAACACTAATCCGGGATTCAAAGATAGATGAGCCAGAGTAATGAGTAAATATAAAGATTTAAATCTAAGCCTCGACAGAAACAGTTTCACTGGAGATGTTTCTGTTACCACAGATGCTAATGCCATAAGACAATCGCTAACAAATATATTGTTAACTGAAAAAAATGAGCGTCCATTTTCATCTGCTCCAGTGGGGATTGGTATAAAACGACTACTATTTGATGTCGATGTATTGTCTTCTAAGTTTCTTTACATAAAAGAACTGACTAAAGAACTGATAAATAGATATGAACCAAGAGTAATATATGATGACATGGAAATTATGAATTTTGAAACAGTAAAAGATGATGGTGTGGTAAAGCTCGAAGTAAAATACACGATAAAAACTGGTACACCAAACCCCCAATCCGACAGTTTGCAACTTACGATATAAGGAAAGTAAAATGGCTAACACACCAATACAATTAGGAAGTTTAAATTTTGATGAGATAAAGGCTAATTTGAAGTCTTTTGTGCAGAATTTAGACAACGACCTAGACATAGACTTTGATGGTTCGGTTGCTAACACCATATTGGACCTACTTTCATATAATACTCTTTACTATGCATTTTACTCAAACATGCTTATGAATGAATCATTCATGGACTCTGCACAGAGAACAGAAAGTTTGATCTCTCTATCAAAGCCACTTGGATATACAGTTGCACATAGGAACTGTGCTTCTGCTACCCTATCACTGAATAATACGGGAACAACAGCCTTTAGATTAATACCATATGCAACAACAGTTTCTGCTTCAAAGAATGGTACGAACTATAATTTTGTCTACATCAATCAATTAAATGATGATGGTGTTGTCGATGATATAATTGAACCGGGGCAAACAAAAGATCATCGTTTTTATCAAGCTTCATCAATTGTTATAAATGCACCGATGACAGTTGATTACCTAAATCAAAGATTCAATATAAACAATAAAAAAGTAGATCCTGCTACAATCACAGTTAGAGTCGGTGAGTCTGATGGTATAAAAGAATATACTAGAGTTAGCAATACAAACTCAAGTCTTTCCACAGGAAATAGAGTTTATTACATAGAATCCACAAATGATGGTTACCGTATCTTCTTTGGTGCTCCAACTGCAACAGAAGGAACTCCTACTGGTAGAGTGGTAAAAGATACAGAAATTGTTTACGTATCATATCTAACTACATCAGGATCAGGAGGTAACTCATCAACAAGTTTCACTGGTCTGGGTGCGTCGATTAATATCACAAATTCATCTACAAAAGCCTTGGGTGGTTTTGATGTGCCAAATCCCAATTTGATTAAATTTGCTGCACCAAGAAATTTTGTTGGTGGAGGTAGATTAGTTTCTGTATCTGATTATGAAACAGAAATTTTAAATAAGGGTCTAATTTCAATAAACTCAACAGACCCAAAAAGAAATATTTCAGTATACGGAAGTGGCGCAGCAGCCGAAGAAGTTGATGGTAAAGTTTTATTTTCCCTCTTTGACGATGCTCTTATCGGTGGTGCCGGAGATTCGGTAAAAACCACAAGTCAAGTACCAGAACAAATAATCAATGATTTTGCTGATGAAATTTTAGTTGGTCTGACACTTCAGTATAGAGAGCCATTAGAAGCAGATATCACTTTCACAACTAACGAACCTGCAAGTGATTTTGCTGCTGCTTATGGTAGGGGATTTAACCAGACCTTTAGTAATAATTTAAACTCATCAGTTGTCAAACTCGAAACAACACGAATCCCTAATATTCAAGGCGGTTCTTCTGGTGAGTTGTCGGGAAGATTTGATTTCAAAAATCGGATTGACTACACGACTTCAGGAACTACTTTCAGTATAACACTAAACACAGCCAGTGGTTTCACAACTGCCGGTATTTCAGCATCTTCTGGTCTGATATTTGCAGGTGGGGTAACGGTAAGTAATACTACTCTTGGAACAACAAACGAAGGTAGATTTGTACTTGATTCCACCAAATATACTACAGTTGCTGGAATTAGTTTAAACTACACACTCGGTGAAATAAAAGCAACGCAGGAACTTCTAGTCAATCCCAAGATTATAGGAGCCAATTAATCGTGCTATCTTTATATAACGCAATACAGCTTGATGGTGGAGAAAATTCATCAGAAAATAGACTCTTATCCATCGCAGAAGATTTGAATAAAACATTTCCAACCTATAGTACGGGTCCAAGTAATTCAATCGATGGGCAAGTTTTGGATGTTGAAACCGAAATAAGTCCATCGATAGGAAAAAACCAATCAGTAACTATGGTAAAGGATACAAATGAATTGGGATATATTAATCCTGATTCTTTAGTTACTTTGAACCCATCAACAGTAAATACTTCATATGGACAAGTTCTACCTACAAATAGAATAAATGTTTTATCCCAACTTCCATCATGGATAACAACGAGTGAATAATCTAGTACAACTATTTCAGGTCTACTATAACTGGCTATACTCAACCAATGGCAGTCGTTATATTTTAGACAATAATTTTGAGGTTCTAAAGGATCTCGATTTCTGTCCAAATGAAATGACTTCTTATCTTCTCAGCAACTATTTACCTAATTCAAGTGAACTAGTAGCTGAAATGAATAAAGATCAATTGGTCATCGAACCCGAACATATTAGAAATTTCCTCAACCGTGTTACGGATAGATTTTGTAACGTCAAAGGTACACCAGCATCGATACAGTATTTCTGTAATACCCTAATTGGCGCATCCACAACTCGGATAGAAGTATTTGATGGTAGCAATTATATTGTAACATTATTTTTCCAAGATACAACTTCTATAAACATCGAATACTTGGAAGAGTACATGAACGAACATGTAATCCCAATCGGTGTTAGTATACAGTTTGCAGTATCTGCAACAAATGATGACTTGACCAACGCTTCCGACACCACATATAGATCATCGGAGACACAAGGTTCTGATTATAATCCAGTGAATGTACCGATAACGGTTCTTCAAAATGCAAGCATTGAAGACTTCTCCCAATGGGAAGAAGCAACATTTGGTGAAGGTGCCTACGATGGAACAGGAACAGGTGAAGAGATTGCTATTATTGGTAACTACTTCCCATATACACTAGACGATACTACCAGTATTCAAGCAACAGCAGGATGTTCTGGGTCAACAGCACACTTTGGTATAACTGGTGGTGCCACATATAATCTTGCTAATATGTTAACGTATGCATTCCCTGATTGGTCAGATGCAGTTACCATAGCCGGTTCGTCTTTTGGAATACTAAATATACTAGATGTTGCCTTCTTGAATGCTGCATCTGGAAATACATCACCAAATGATGGTAGAGAGTCAAATAGTTCCTGTCCTATAGGAGGATATCCATAATGGTTACCGCAATTCGTAAAATTTTAAACACTGGAACAAATAAGTTTGAGAATGCTGTCAATCAGATGGAAGAACTCATATATTCCAGTAACCAATATATTTCATTAAATTCCAATACCTTTACTGATGTACCACAAAATGATCTTGAAAGTCTTAATGACTTTTGGTTGTCTGCTTGCTATTTCCAGAGAGTAACTCGTGATGATTATCGTTTATGCTTCCCTAGAAAAGACTGGCAGAAATCTACTGTTTATGCTAGGTATGATTCTCAGACTGGACCAGAAACACAAAATTGTTTTATCTTTGATCCCACTATCGGTGATGGTGTATTATTCTTGTGTGTCGGTAACAATTCTAGTAATCGAACTGATATCGCAACTGCTTCTGTATATAAACCAAGCACTGGATATACTAGTGTAGCAGATCTTCCTACCGCTGTCATTGAACAAGAGGATGGATATAGTTGGATTGCACTAGCGCAGAGTGATAACAGATTTACAGATAGCAATTGGATTACATTAGAAATTAGAAATCGAATTAACTTCTTCGCTGCGGATCGAGGAAACTTTGTTGACGATGGTCTAACTTTAGGACCATTCAAAACAGCAGTCTCTGATCCCTTCCAGCCACTCGGAACTGGTGCAGCAAAATTCTATGGTGTAGAAAACTACTACAACCAGACTACACCCAGTGAAATTACTGCGGGTAATGTTTTGTATGAATTTGGTGATATAAAACGATATGATGTATTCAAATTACAGCAAGCACTCCGTATGTCTGGTATCAACACCCAAATAAGATTTGGTGGCACTGGGTCTACCTTGGGAGATCTTCCAAGTTCAATAGTTCCCACAACTCTATCAGCACAAATTCAAGGGTCTCCATTTAGTGATTCCTCCCCCTTGGGTTGGTACAATGAAAAGGCTACTGCTTGGTCAAACAAAGCTGGTTCAGTTGAGATGGTATACATCGATCCAAAAGCTGGTGGTCTAAAGGACAGTGACTTTACTGTTGCAGGGGTTACAGCACCAAAGATAACGGTTTTTGCAAACGGTACTAAACCCACTGTTGAGTTTGATCTTACAAAAATTAAAGAAGATGTTTGGTATATTCGTGGTGTAAAAATTGCAAAAGATTTAGCTACTAATGAGCGTCTTGTAGGTAAAAATAATAGTAAAGTTGAATTTACAGTTTCAAACACAAATAATAATTACGGATTCGGTAGATCACTAAAAGCACTAATTACCCCATACAATGGATTGTTAACAGAACAAAACCTATATGGTCCAATAATTCCGGTGAACGCATTTATGACTAGTGTGACCGCGAAAGAGTCTGAAATTGAAACTACACTTAAACAAAACTATCCATCTTTTGGTGGACCCACGCCAACGTCGTTTGACTCTTATGCAATTATCAGTGAACCAACCAACAAAACAAATAACAGAGAGCTTGGACTAGATCTTCCACCAAACACACAAGATCGAAAATCAAACTTGGTGTATGCAACATTGACACACGCAGCCGGAAAAAGAGCAAGAGTTGGAGCAAAAATATTTACAGGAACTCCAGTAATTGACGCTCAAACAGGTGAAATAACGTTAGTAATCGGAGACGTTGTTGGGGTTGTTCAAGCCACTGATTTGGGCACAACGTCAACAGACATACTCTTTACAACCACAAACAGAAAAGTATTTGCAACGGGGGCTACTATTGCTATTGAGGAACCTAATACTGGATCTTTTACAGCCACAGTAACAGCAAAGGGGCAAGGAGAGGTTACGGAACTTTCAGGAACAGTCACACACATAGGAAACTCTAATTTCACGCTAGGTGGAACCACCGCAGACAAGCGTATCTCAATCAAATACATAACAAGGGTATAGGAAAAACAAATGGGCGTAGAAAACAACGAATATCAAATCCCGAATCTTAATTCGACCACTTCATTTTTCGATTGGTTCACCAAGACAAATGATGAAGTTATAGCTAAATTAAACAAAGCCAAGATCTATGATATCGATATTTCTGGTTCTAGATTACAGGGAGTCAGTGCTGAACTAGGAACAGCGACCAAAGGACCAACCGCAGGATTCCTTCGTTTTGGTCTTGCCGATAGTGTACCACACGGAATCACCATTCAGGGTGATGTTGGTGTCGCTGGTGATGTAACCAACACAGGTTCCTATGATGTCACGGTCACGGTTTCATCTGGAGTTACTGCCGGTCTAACTGCGGGACGATTCGTTACCTCTGGTTCACAAGGACAGCTTGTATTGTCTATCGCAGCAGCAAGTGGTGGAGCAACACTAGACCCATACCACGGTAATGAAAGCATTGGTGTTGTGAAGGGTGTTACTGGAAATGAGGTAACCGTCACTACGTCAGGACTCTTTAGTGGATTTACAGGGTTGACCGCTGGTCAGCCATACTTCTTGGATCCCCAGTTCGGTAAGACTGGTGGATATACACTCAACGTCCCCGCTGGTTCTGGGGTAACGAAGAAAAAGCTATTCATAGCCATATCAGGAACAGAAGGATTTATTCAGATTGGACCATCTGACGTATTATAATAATGAGTATGCACCGTAAAAAATGTGGTGGTTGTAACTGTGGTAAAAATAATCAATATAAATCAAAACACCCCCTAAGAAAGAGTGTAGATAAATTGAAAAATCCTTTGACAATGATGCAGTCGTTTGCAATGTCTCTTGCTTCTCGTGGTCTCACTAATAAAAAAGCTGATATACCGACTAAACAACTACGAACATTGAGTTGTTTTGGTGATGAATCTATTGGAGGATCTCTACCTCCATGTGAGGGTCTAGGAAAAAGTGAAACTAAAGGTAGATTCTATTGTACTGAGTGTGGCTGTGGGGACAGAGAAGGTACTTGGCTGAATTCAACTAATGAAAGTTATTCCAAATTGGATTACCCAAAGCTACATTGCCCAAGAAAAATGCCGGGATTTAGTAATTATCTCATGTCAGAAACTAAAGACAATAGTAGGAAATATATCATAGAAAACTATGATGCGGCACAATTAGTTAAAATAACTGTGTCATCACCAGATATACCCAAAGACAGAAAATAATTATTTTAGACCTCAGAATCCCCTAAATAACTAAGAGGTGTAAATATGTCAAATCCAAATTCAAGAGAAACCCTTATTGATTATGCTCTTAGAAGACTCGGTTCTCCCGTTGTCGAGATAAATGTAGACTATAAGCAAGCAGAAGAGCGTCTTGATGATGCACTAGAGTATTTTTCAGAACGTCACTTTGATGGGGTTGAAAGATGTATTTTTGCATATCAGATTACTGAAGAAGATATCAATAACCAGTATATTCCTACATCGAAAATACAAAAAGCCATGGGATTTGGGGACGCCCCCGGACCAACTGGTAAAGACCTTTTATCGATTGTTCGGGTATTCAAATTTGGTGCTCTTGCAAACCAAGACATGTTTGATATTCGTTACCAGTTAGCCCTAACAGATTACTTTGGAATTAACCGTGGTCTAGGAATGGCAAGCTCAATGGGTTTAGCAGGATATGACAGCACCATGAGATATATTAGCATGGTCGAACAATTCTTCAATCCGGAACATATTATTCACTTCAGTAAAGTTACTGATAGACTCATAATGGATACAGATTTATCTAGAGATTGTACCCCCGGACAGTACGTTGTTATTGAAGGATATGCCACATTGAATCCAAATAACTATCCGAAGATTTTCAATGACCGTTATCTCAAAGAATATGTTACTGCACTAATCAAACGACAGTGGGGAGCAAACCTATCTAAGTTTGATGGCGTTCAGATGCCGGGTGGTGTCACACTCCGTGGTGGTCAGTTATACCAAGAAGGATCAGCAGAGGTTGCAGCACTTGAACAACGAATGCAATCCGAATACGAACTTCCACCACACTTCATAACGGGATAATATGGCACAGAATCCATACATCAGAGATGTTAATAATGAACAAAATCTTCTAGAGGATCTGAATGCTGAATTCATTCGTGCTCTCGGAAGAAACTGTTATTATATCCCAAGAACACTGAATGATTATGATCCAATATATGGTGAAGATTCTGCCTCATCATTTGATCAAGCCTACTTAATAGAAATGTATATGGAAAACCCACAGTCTTTCGGTGGGGATGGGGACATTGTTGGTAAGTTTGGTATTGATCTTAGAGACAAGGCAACTTTCAGAATAGCAACACGAACATTTGAACGAGAAGTTACCAAAAGAGATTCTACCATTGTTCGACCTCGTGAGGGTGATCTAATATACTTTGTCTTATCTGACAGTCTATTTGAGATAACCTTCGTAGAACATGAAAATCCACTCTATCAGTTAGGTAACCTATACTCATTTCTTGCATTTAGTGAATTGTTTGCCTATAATAATGAAGATTTTAATACCGGAATATGTGAAGTCGATGAATGCTTTGCGCGAGCAAGAAAGGAACTTGCTCAGATTGTCACTGTTGGTGCGCCAACAGGAACTCCAAATACGGTATCCGAGTTCTTCGAGGGTGAAACTGTATTCCAAGTTGGTAACACATATGGTGAGTATACTACCATAGATGAAGCCACTGCGAGTGCTCAAGTTATTAACTGGGATAGTCAAACCCTACAACTAACCCTTGGGAATATTAGTGGATCGTTTGTAACATCAGATACAACATCTGCGATTAAAGGAACCGAAAGTAATGCTGAGAGGTTTGTTGGTGGAACTGGTAATGCAGACTTCTTCAGTCAGATCAATAGCGAAAGCGAAACTCTTCAGGGTGATAATGAAGATTTGCAGCTAGAAGTTGAAAAAGATGATCTAATTGATTTTTCTGATACAGATCCATTTTCCGGAGGTAATTACTAGTGTTTCAATATTACAACAATGAATCGCTGAGAAAACTGGTCGTTGGATTCGGTAATCTTTTCAATGACATGTATGTTGCCAAATATGATAAAGATGGTGAGATGGTTGAGAAAGACAGAGTTCCTCTGACATATGGACCGAAAGAAAAGTTCATAAGAAGAATCAAAGAAGTCAGTACAATCTCGGATACTACCAGAACACGAATTACTTTACCTAGAATGGGCTTTGAAATGTTGGGTATGAGTTATGATCCAACCAGAAAAGCCAATAAACTAAGAACAACTAGTGGAACAATTTCTGATGGTAGTCAAGTATATAATTATGCTGAAGTTCCATATCTTATAAACTTTGGATTATACACCTTTACTAGAACAATTGAAGAGAATCTACAACTGGTCGAGCAGATTCTACCAATATTTGCACCAGAGTTTATTATCTCGATGAACTTCAGTGATATCAATAAAAGGGTAAATGTTCCTATTATTCTTACCAGTACAGGAATTTCAGAAATTTACGAGGGTGATTTTTCGGAAACACGAAGCATCACAACTACGTTCAGTTTCATAGCAAAGAGTTATGTATATGGTGAGCAAAAAAATTCACCAATTATCGAACAAGCAGATCTCAGATTCTTTACAGAAGAAGATGTAGAAAATGCTGTCCCGTCAGGTAAACCTGTGCCAGTACCAGAAACACCAGAAATTACACCAGCTCCTGACGCACCGAGCTTTGGAACAGGTAACGAAATAATCGATGATGCAACTCCAATTGATCCAGTAGATGTATCAGATCCATCAAAACCTGCAATAGTATACCCTATTGGAAACACGTCAATAACAGATTCTACTGGGAGTCTTGTAACAACCCCAGCAAACGGAGCGGGACCACTTGCAATAAATGGATATTATCCATTATACACCACACCAGAGTTAGCAGTTCTTGCAAGTCCAACTCCTACATCAGTCAGAGAAAATGAGACAACTGTTGGATACCACACTCACGAATTTGGTGATGTTACATATTATATGCCCAATGGATTGGGTGCAGCCCAGTTCCACGGAAACTATGAGGGGCCCGGACTAAATATTGGATAAAGGTGAAATAATGAGTGATAAAATTTCAGAAGCTCTTGACACTTCGTTTGAAGCAAAGAAACCAGAAGAAGTCAAAAAAGAGCTAATGCAAAGTAGAAAAGAAGTAACGGTGAACATGGATGACTCAGAAAAAGACTACAACAAAATACGTACAAATCTTTACGAACTTCTTGGCGATGGTAAGGAGGCGATAGATGGCATACTTAAAGTGGCTTCTGAGGGAGATGCGCCAAGGGCATATGAAGTCGTCGCCACACTGCTTAAAACGGTGGCTGATATAAACAAAGACCTTATGGATCTACATAAGCAGGTCAAGGATGTGAATAAAGACGAGACCGTGCATAATCATAACACAACAAATGCGATCTACGTTGGGTCTACCTCCGAGCTACAGGATCTAATCAACCCTGACAGAAGTAGAACCAAAGAGATTATTGATGTTAATCATGAAGTGAAGGAAGATGACAAGTAAAAAGGGTGGATATTTAGGTAATGCAAACTTAAAACCGGCGGGGATTGGAATTGAGTTTACAAAGGATCAGGTCAAAGAGTACATGAAGTGTGCTCAGGATCCTATCTACTTCATCAAGAAATACGTCAAAGTCGTGTCTCTGGACGAAGGGCTTGTACCATTCAATCTGTACGACTATCAGGAAGAAATTGTAAACGCTGTCCACAATAATAGATTTGTCATATCAAAGCTGCCTCGTCAGTCTGGTAAATCTACGACTATGATCTCGTATATCCTCCACTATGTTCTATTCAATCAGAGCATGACGGTTGCGGTCCTTGCGAATAAGCAATCAACCGCGAGAGAGATTCTCAGTCGTCTAAAAATGGCATATGAGTACCTTCCACTGTGGCTCCAGCAAGGAATCGTCGAGTGGAATAAGGGATCCATTGAACTCGAAAACGGCTCTAGAATTTTAGCATCCTCCACATCTGCCTCCGCAGTCCGTGGTGGTTCGTTCAACATGATCTTCCTTGACGAATTTGCACACGTTCCCCAGAATATTGCAGAGGAATTCTTTAGCTCTGTGTACCCTACAATCACCTCTGGACAGTCCACGAAGGTTCTAATGGTCTCGACCCCGAACGGACTCAATCTATTTTACCATTACTGGAGGGGAGCAACCAAACGAGAGGGTGAGAAGGGCAAGAACGAATATATCCCTATCGAAATCCACTGGTCACAGGTTCCGAAATATCCCGGTGGACCTTTGAGGGACCAAGAGTGGAAAGAACAGCAGATAAAGAACACCAGTGAGCAGCAGTTCCAGACAGAATTTGAATGTGACTTCATTGGTTCAACGAACACACTGATCTCTTCGTCGAAGCTACACTGCCTAAATTTCATATCTCCGATAGACAATAACAATGATGGTTTGATGATATATGAACAACCCAAAGAGGACCATCTTTATGTGATGGCTGTAGACAC